TCAAGGAATCGTCTTACGACCTCATCATATTTTGCGCCAAACAGCTTCTTGAATCTAGACGGCATTGCAAGTACGATTGGTGTTGCATCTGGCTTAGGCATATAACCCATATCCTTCCACTCGCCTTTTGAGCGCACATCTGTTGCATCTCTCTTCTGTAGGAAGATAAGGATGGTATTCAAGAATGATAGCTGATGACCTCTGTGTCTAGACATCTCAGTCCTGAACTTGGACAATTGATACAAGGCTTCCATGGTTTCGTTGCTACCTATGCCTTGAACTAGTTTCTTCTTGAATTCCTCTGCATTGGCTATGATACCGCTACCATCGATTTCCAAGCGTCCGCTATCTTGTGCTTGCATGATTACGCTCTTAAGCTGTTCAATGGTAGAAAGTACTTGTTCAATTGTTCTTCTGTTACCATCTTCTGGCGGAGTCTCTTGATTTCCAATTTCTTCAGCGAATTTCTTAATCAATGGATATATCTCTTGTTCACTGCCATCCCATATAATCCATCCCCAAGCGTTTGGCACACCCTTAATATTTCTGATGTAACGGTTATATGGCAGATATTCCATACCATATTTCTTCATCAAATCCTTATTGATAAAGGTGTCATCTGTCGATAGATTTGGGTCAACGTAAACTAGTTTGAAGCCCTTGCCATTCTTTGTCTTAAGAATGGAGTCGTTGGTTGCCAACTCATAATACTCTCTTAAATTCCTTCTCATTTTTCAATCACGATATAAAGTTTCTCACGGATAGGCATTTTCAACAATCCACTCGGATAAGTGTAAGAATCATTCTTAATGTTTCCGTTAAAGTTTATTTCGAAAGTCCCTTCATAGGTTCCAGCCTCCTTGGTGTCATGTGCTTTCCAATCATAGCATATGACATACTGTTCAGTACAGTCATCGTTCTCACGAAGCTTAATATATGCCTTACCCTTTGCCACCTTTGTGACATTGGTGTCAACATTTACCATCGTAAATATTATTTCACTGTCTTGTACTGCCTCATGGAACTTGCTGAAATCGTGCCTTCCATCTTCAATAAGTTCCATGCGTAATGTAGGTAGGACAGAACCTTGTTTAATAAAGAAAAACATAAATTTATTTTATTTATAAATATTAATCACATCCAAATATTTATAAGAAAATATAAGATTATTATGGGATTAATTCAACCAAAACCATATTTAGATAAGTTACGACATAGGAGACATGCCTACGGTATTGAACAAAGAAGGAATATGTCGAAATTAATATTGGAGAATGGAACACCATTTCCCAAAAGTGTTGAGTATTCTGACATAGACCAGACGATGTATGATTGGGTTATTGAACACATAAATGTCGTATATGATGGCAAGAAACTGCCTACTTATAAGTTATACAGTACTCAGAGACTGAGTGAATATATACAGTCTTGGGATAAGCAAGATGATACTGGAAATCCAATTATCAATTTCTTGACAGTTACTCGTGAGCTTAATCCTCAGAAGGGTGAGAGTCAAGGTAATTATTTCAACATTCCAGGACACAAGGCATTTGCAATGTTCTATGTTCCAGTGTTACAAGAGAATGGCACTGAAGCTTATGACAAGTATACGATGAAGCAGCCAACCCAAATCAACTTTACATACACTGTGTCTGTTGTATCGAACAAAATGGAGGTTATCAATAAGGTCAATGAACTCATGCATTATGAATTCAATGCGATTGACTGTTATCTTTCCCCTAATGAACATCCTATGTCCATGACGCTTGACGATATATCTGACGAGTCGGAATACACCATTGATGACCGTAAGTACTATTCACAGTCATACAAGATAAAGGTAAGGGGTTATATAATCCGCAAGGAGGACTATGAAGTTGAAAGGATACCATCTAGATTGGTTTTATCCTCACATGATTCTGATGCAAGCGGAATCATCAATAGAAGGGGTAGAAACAAGAACGACGATGAGAGGGTAAGATTCCTAGAGGGGTTTGATGATGCGGAGTTCAAGATGGAAACCATGAAGAATGATGACATTCACTGTAAGCCTATTCCAGTTGAGGAGAAAGACAAGCCGAATCCCATTTTCGAGACTTCAGATGATGGGGATAGCTGTTGTGAGCCTACACCAAGTAAATACTATAACAAGGTGATGAAGATAATGATGAACTTCGATGACTGTACAACTGAGCTATCATTCGCAATTGATAAGGAGATGGTACTTACCACTGTGGAGACCAAGAACGTCTATGACTTCAGGGTTATCGTGAACGGTGAGTTGATGAGTCTTGAGAATGAGATTAGGTTCTATGATGGCGATGAGATAACGGTTAGGATAAGCAAGGATAATGTTGAGGAAAACTCAGAGTTGTACCTAGTTGGCTATGACCCTAACGTTGCAGTTGAAAGAGAGAATACCGCAGAATCATCACTAGATGAGGAAAGCGGAGAAGAGGATATAATGATTAATTACCCAGAAGAAAAAGAATAAAAAAATGGTTTTTAAGACATATGTAGAGAAAACGAACAGTATAATCAGTGGCAGTAAACTGAATACTTCCCTAAACCCTATCGGCGAGATTGTCTATGGCAAAGACAATATCGTATCTAGGTCATTGATATATTTTGACCACTCAAAGGTTAAAAAGCTCATGGATGACGGTATTATGCCGAATATGGATAAAATGAAGCACACACTTCATATCACCAACGCTGGCTCTCTTGATTTCACCCAACTTCATGACTGTGAGACAAGTTCGATTAATGATAACAAGAAAATTCGTGCAACTAGCTTCACATTGATTTTCTTCTTAATTCCAAAACCTTGGGATGAAGGAAAGGGATTCGATTATTCAATGAATGCCTTGAACGTGGGATATTATTCACCGACACCAATCGACCCACAAAGGCTAATATCCACTGACGGCTGTAACTGGTTCCAAAGAATGAATGGTATTCCTTGGGATGAAGAAGGCGTTTATAGCAATGATACATTATCGAAGGAATACGATAAGTTCTCTGCTGGAGAACCCTCAATCATCATTGGAAGACAACATTTCGAGGTTGGTAACGAAAATATCAATCTAGACATTACGGAAACCTTTAATAGGTTTATCAATGGGGAATTGGATAACTTTGGAATTGGCATAGCATATACACCAATGTTAGAAGTAACTAGCTCTGAATGTGAGAACTATCTTGGCATCTTAACCAATAAGACCAACACATTCTTCCAACCATTCGTAGAGACAAGATATTCTGACATAATACTTGATGATAGGTCTAATTTCGTACTCAATAAGAATAATAGGCTTTATCTATATTGTACAATTGGTGATACCTTGCAAGACCTAGATAACAACCCTACGGTAACAATCAAGAACAATGAGGATGAGGTTATCATGGAACTTGAATCACAAAAACACACTAAAGGTATCTATTATGTTGATTTAAAGCTCTCTAAGGGCGATTTCGAGGCTGATACGATGCTTTATGACGTCTGGGGTAATATCTCCTACCAAGGAACAAAATTGGACGATGTAGAGCTTGATTTCACACTTAAGGACACACCTAATTTCTTCAATATAGGAAACTCCTTAAGTGTAACCAACACAACCTTCACACCTTCTATAAGCGGAGTTAGGGAGAGGGAACAGATTAAACGTGGAGATATAAGAAAATTGATTATCAATGCAAAGCCTAGCTACACCGTCAATACAACACAATTGGTTGATAACATCGACATTAGGCTTTACGTGAGGGATGGAACTAGAGAGATAGATGTAATAGAATGGGATGGTGTCAATAAGGCATTCTCAGAGAACTTCTATATCATAGATACGAGTATCCTAATACCTCAAAGATATTATGTTGACGTTAGAATCACTTATGGCATGAATAGCATCATACACCACGACGTTCTTTCATTCGACATCGTAGATGATTTGAATAACAAATACGCATAAACAAAAAAAGGTGGGAAACTGACTCCCACCTTTTTATTTTGTAAGTTTCATTACCACATTACCCAAATTTGCTTTCATACCCTCGGTTGATATACCAATATGAACTCTACCATTGTTATCAACCACTACACTTCTAATGTTTTTCTTCATAACCCCATATAATCGTTTGATATACACTTATGATATAGAAAATTATTAATTTCTTCATGGAGGACAATGCGGACTCGAACCACAGACCCCCACACTCAAGCGTGGTGCTCTCCCAACTGAGCTATTGTCCTAAAGGCAACCGAACACGACTTCTCTTTTCATTCGTCCTATCTTTAATCACAAGCACCTTCAACATGTATGCCGTGTAATAGTGGCTGCTGAACTTTATGATGCAAAGGTACGAAATAATTTTCAAATAGCCAAATTTTTGACCCATTTTCTAACATTAATTAACATAAGGTAGATATTTATATTAAAATTAATGTAATACTGATGGATAAATCATTAAATACTACATAACTGAAAGCGCACTAGTCCTTTAATGGATTAGTGTGCTTTTTTTCTTAAACTAATCTATATGGGAAAAAAGAAAAATTTAAAAGAAAGTATCAGTGAATTAGAGATGGAATTCATTGAGAAAAAGATGAAAGGAGACAGCGCTCTCAATTATCTTACATCAGAAGGGTTGTGTACAAAACTTAAAACACTTAGTTACAAACTAGACGTGAAATGCAAGAATCAAAAACAAAAAACCTTTTTGAAACATTTGCAAAATTTAGACATTAAACTAAATATTTGTGACGCTCCAGCTGGTGTTGGAAAATCTCTGCTAGCGCTCACAGCTGGCTTATATCACCTTAAAAACGGTAATATAAGTAAGATAATAGTAATAGTCCCAACAGTCGAAGCTTCAGAGGCGACCAAGATTGGTCTACTCCCTGGTTCAATTGAAGATAAGATTAAACCGTTCCAGATGGCAACAATATGCACTTTAGAAAAGATTCTTAAACTAAGCGGAAACATTGGATACAAGGAAATTGTTGGACAGTTGATAAACAGTGGATTAATAGAATTTGAGTTGCTAGGTTATGCTAGAGGAAAAACATTCGATGACGCATTCATTATAATTGATGAGGCTGAGAATCTCTCGAAGAGGGAAACGCTTCTTCTCATTGGTAGAATGGGTGAAGGAAATACCAAGATTACGCTTCTAGGAGACCAAGCTCAGTGCGATAGAAAGGGAATTAGGGATTTAAACGACAGCGGTCTTGTCCACGCAAAGGAAAAACTATCAGAAGTGGACGGTGTGACAATTGATGAATTCACGAATGAAGATATCGTTAGAAATACATTTATCACTAAAGTTTTTGAAAAATGGTAAGAAGAAAATAAAATGTTTTATCAACTATCTATTAGAAGATAAAACATTTTATTTTTATGGGTAGATTTTTAACAACAGAGAAATTCATAGAAAAAGCTAGAAAAGTTCATGGAGATAAGTATGATTATTCTAAGGTAGAATACAAAGGTTGTGGTAATAAAGTGTGCATAATTTGAAGACCTATGTGATACAATGGATAAAGAAATCAAGAGCAAGTGATATTTATAGAAAATAATGTTATATAATGGAAGTAGATAAAACGTTTAAACCAGATAAGCAATGGATGGCTCAGAAATACCAAGAGATGAATCAATGGCTCTTCAATGGTGAGTTGGGTCAGTGTTATTTCGACATCTTCACAAGTGGTCGTGGCTCTGAGGGTGGTGTCCTAGGGTGGTTTAAAATCAAGGGTAGCAACATTAGGGTTAACCGTTATTCTAGGAAGATGTTCAAGGATGGTTGGGATGAAATCTATATAGATAAGAGTAACTTCTATAACATATGTTACCCTACCATCGAACTTAATGGAAACTACAGTGGCACTGAGCATGGTTTCTTGGCTACTCTAGTGCATGAGATGTGTCATTATTATACATACATGAACGGTTATGCCCCAAGGCAAGGACATGGAAGGGAATTCAAGTATATAGGTATGATAGTGTCATCAAGGTCAAATGGCATGTTCACCATACAGAGGCTTGCAAGTGCTGAACAGATGACTGAAATGGAACTTAGCGATGAAATGAAAGCAAAAAGAGCTAAACGTCTCTCAAATAAAAAATCATCAGTAACCGCCATATTAGTTTTCACAAAGAAAGGGGAAGTGAAACTTACGATAAGTTCTAATCCATCACTAATCAACATGATTTCTAGTAGTGAAAAAGAAAGGGGTGAAAATGTAGTTACAACAAATAATGCCGAAGTTATAGAATATTTGTTTAACAAGGGATATAAAAAGAACATGAGAACTTGGCGTTATTGGAGTCTCGAAGGTAAACCTTGGCTTGATGAATTGAAGAGTATGTTACCAGAGATTAGTGGGGAAACATTAGGCGTTAGAAGGCTAGCTGCACAACAAATCCCACCTCAACAGTCACCAAGACATCCTAAAAGAATATTCTCAATAAAAACAAGTAATGGAGTGTTCGAGCATGATGGAGAAAGCTATTATAGTTTACTTACAGCTTTGAAAGAAAGATTTCCACGTACAAGTGAAGAAGGAATTTTAAAACTTATA